CCCAATGCGTGCAACAGGTTTATTTAATTGGTTGTCTCCAATTCAAGTTCGCCAGTCATGCCCCAAACAGTCGTGGCGGCATGTCTCCCCAGGCAAGAGGTCGACCAGCTCTCTATCCTACTAACCCCCGTACGCGTAGGCTATGTTTCAGTAAACAAAATCCATCGCTAAGGGCTAGAGGGGGTAACCAGTGGCGGGGTGTCACAATGAATGTGGACCACCCGCACGAAAGAAATGAATGGGGACTTATATAGTACTGTTCCTTTAACAAACTAAAGCCCCTACAGTTGTGGACCCCGGCATACTGATGCCGAAGTCTTCAAGCCTAAATAACTTCATCCTCCCACAAAACAGCTGGCGCAACAAACACGGCCTCCCATGTTTTCGCCCAGTTGTTAAGGTCGACTCCCTCATGTTGTAACTGCGCTACCAACCACTTGAGTGAAGCAGGTGCCTTCTCAAGGTGGCCATTGTCCGCCAACATGACTATCAACGGCGCCAACCAGTCACGAACACCGACCAGCGTCTCCAGGCGTTCAGCATCGAAATGTTGAACGACCTTGGGCATTATCCTCGAAGTACGTGCTTGTACTGGAATAGTGTACCCCCTCACTTTCGCTGGAAACAAATCCAAGAAAACTGATCCAACACCCGGCGGTGCTACAAAAGGGTCCCACTTAATGCCTGTCCCTGGTTCATTCCACACTTGTGTAACAACAAAATTGAACACAGTACAGTACGTGGTCAAATGCTCCAACGTGTCTGCACAAATCAAGCCATCATCTCCCATGATGCGGACCTTGATTGGAAAATCATCCTCTGGCAACAAACACACTTGTCCCCTCTTCAGTCCTCCGACCAAAATCGAACGAGTTGCCATGTGCATCCACGTCGTCACCAAATTATTGACACAAGTAGTCCATCGGTGACCCGACGGGCTTCCTCCTGACCGAAACAAAAACTCTTGTCCTGGTACAATAATTGGCGAAAAACAAATGTCGTGTGAAAACATTGTGGCTAAATTCTTCCCAATGAGAGGCTCAAACATCTGAAATATGCGCACGATCATGTACGCCGGAATGGAACGGTCCATTGCGGTGAAATCATAACCGATTGAATAAGACTTGAGATCCAAATCCCCAATCTTCTTCGCATAATCACATGGTCTGAGTCCGGTACAAATGTGAGGGTTCAGCTCCTTGATTGCCTCCTCAATCGTACTTAGATACTTCTCCATAAGCATGTGTGAATGTAGTGGTGCCATCTGTATAGTACGAAAGGTCTTACTCTCAATTTTCGCCAAAGGATACTTATCGTACTTCGGAAAAACCCAATAACCTCCCGGAACGTAACCTTCCGAAACGGCCATCTGGTCGAAAATATTGAGCATAGCAACCAACTCCTCCTGTGTGAACTTGTCCACGATTGATGCATAGTTCGAGTAGAACTGATAACCCGCTCCACATTTGGACTTCTTGTTCTTCGTCAACAAGCAAGCTCCCAGAGCTTGTGGATAACATCGGTTGGCCAAATACTTGTGCATCCAAGCAGTCATGGTTAGACGTGAATCCTTCCAATGGTCACCCAATAATCCAAAGTCCCTCACTGGTGTGGTACAGAAACGCATGGCTTCAACTACAACGGAATTACCATCCGACTTACACAACCTATGTGTTTGATAAGGGGGTTGTGAGTGTAAGTTATAGTAATCCGGAGTTTCAACGGGCTCGGGGCGAGAAACAGACTTGAGAGAGTTATTCGGGAAACGAATAGATTCACTGACATACGGATGTCCATCAATAACTTCTTCAAGTATCAACAAAGGACTGTGCTCGAAAGCACCGCACTTAACCACCGGTTGAGTGCACTCGCCATCCACCCCGACATCCCGAGCCCCGTCACCCTAGACGGAAACAAACGCTCTCGCTCTCGT